AAATACCCCGAAAAAAATTTCGGGCCATTTTTTACGCCAGAGGTCGCTCAAAGTGACCTCTTTTTTATGGCGAAATTATTCTTGGATTTTCTGTTTCTTTCAATTTATCTGTCACAAATTGATTAGACTCTTTATATACCATAATGTTATTAATATCTCTAAAGAATGTATCTAATAACTCTCTTCTCAATATATTGATATTTCTCTTTTTGTCATTCACGTTTGTTTCATGTTCTAAAAATGTAACTGAGGTTATTTCTGATTTTGTCTTTGTTATACCGTTATCAACATATGTGATTGAATGATCAGAATCCACATATACGCCAGCTGGTTGTATTAGATTGTTAGCTGCATCTCTTATCACTTTTGTCTCATAATGATGAATATTGGATAACTCAGCAGCAGTATATTTGGCATTCAAATATGTCAAAAAATCTTGACTACCCATAGGCCATTCATCTCTTACATGCACGATATTATTTGTAGTCAAAATAACCCAATCTAGATTAGAATCATTATAAAAATCATATGCAACCTGATCTGGTCTTTCATCGTCTCTTACAGAATATTTTTCAAAATTAACAAGACTACCATAAACATCATCACGCAATACAGCTCTTTTAAAGAGATTTTTAACTATTTCGTAATCATACGCAGATGTACGATCATTTCTCAATGATGGATAATCTAAATTTGGTAATTGTTTGAAATAAGAGTTTGGAGAACCTTGATATGCCATTTTAATATCCTACTGTGTCTAATAGTTCTTCTCTATTTTGGTCTTGACTGTATATTGGTCTCAATTCAGCAAAGTTCAAACTCATTTTAATTGCAACTGGTTGAGAATCTTGATATGCAGACCAATATCCACTTGGAGCATAATCAACTGCAATTGTTCTTAATGCAAGACCGCCTGGACTAAATCTATTTACAGTTTTCAAAATATCACCATCTCCAACTCCATTTTTGTATTCCAAAGTAAACACATCAGGAGTTTGAAGAAAAGTTGAATTATTGAATTTAGGAGCCATTCCTGATTTAAACCATCTAATAATTTTTCTGATTTCTTTACCTTCTTGTTGACTTCTTGCAATCATTAGAAAATCAAAGTTAAAATCTCTCAGAACAGGGCCTTGAAATAGTAACTCTGCATTAGGATTTAAAACTCTCCCACTTGTTCTTGCTAAAATTTGATCTTGTGATATTGTTTGTCCAGTAATTCTCGCTGTTGCCTCTGCTGCAAATGCGTTTGTAATTGCGCTAGCGCCTGGTTTAAGATTTTGAAATGCTCCACTCTTTCCCGCTTTTGTTTTTCGAGTTATTTGTTGAACAGCTTCAATATCTTTTTTTTCGACACCAGATAATGCCTCAGTATCCCCTAAATCTCCTCGTTGTCCGAACAATCTCTCGGCTCCCCTTCTGACGAGTTTTCCCCCTTGCTCGATAACACCAAGAGCAGCCAAACCAAATATATTTACTTCACTTTCTCCCCATTCACAACCGTTCGTGTCAACCACTTTTGGCATCGGTAATATGACACTACCTTGAAGTTGATTACCCAACATTGAGTCACCTTCTACAACTCTTTCTAACTTCACTGGTCTTACAAATTCTCTATTATCAAAGATGTTGAGTCTTATACCCAAATTCCTAAATCTTTCACCACTTGTGTTTTTTATTGTCTCTTCTTCAACACGAACAGGTCTTGAACCTTGAACGCCTGGTCGATTTTCACTTAAATTTTCCTCCTCATTTCTCGCATATGTATATTTTGATATTTTAAGATGATCTTGCATAGGATCAATATCAAGAGGATATGTGAAGAAATCAGTGCCTGGACTGGTTCGAGTTGATTTATATGCAGCAAAAGCTGGTGCTTGAGTCGCAAGATTTGGATTTGCAACACCATCATTTATATTCGGATATATTGTCTCTTCTATATTATTTTCTGTATTATCTCCCGCTTTATCTTCTCCGTTAAAAAAAGCTGTTTGTTCCTCTACTGTGGGTAACGATAGTGTGTTAGTGTATGAGTCTTTATTACCGCCAAACTTATTAAAGTTGTAAGCTAGTATAGCAGTTTCAGTTCGTAATATGTCAGTAAACTTATCTGTCGTAGGGTCAATCGGTTTAGGGTTGAATCGGTCTGAATGATCAAGTATTCCAAGAATATTACCATCCTTGTCATACTCAAAAGAGACTCTATCTCCTCCAATATTTAATATTTTACTTCTTGCCATTAGTTTGTATTGTAAATTTTACTTCGTGGAACACTAATTCCTCTCATATCAACAAATTTTTCAGTGGGTAACTGTGCCACATCGACCCATTCCGTGTCTGGAATGCGATATGGTTGACCTCTAACACCAGCGTAGAGATATTTATGCAGAGTTCGACGAGGAACTGCAACAGCACCCTGAGCAGAGTTATTTAGTAAGCTCATTGCAAGTTCTTCTCTCTCAGTTAATTTGACATAATGTAGATTACAACCAAGAAATCCACCAGACCTCATTTCAATAATATATGACAGAGGATACATGTCATAATACGGTTGTTTTGTTTGTGCTTGATATGTAAAAAAATATAATTGTCCAGCAGCAAATCCACCTGTATCCGCAGCATCACTATCGAAGTTAGTTGACCCAAGTTCTTGAATTAATTGTTCACGAAAGTAATTTTCATTGACTTGACCACTAACTCTATCTAGTATGTTCTGTAGAATACTCATCTGATTCCTAATTCTTTCTCAGTCATGATTTTAAACTCTAATTTACGGTCATCGCAAAACTCTCTTGCTGCTTTCCACTTTGCTTGATTTTTAACGTATGTCAGAGATTCGTTTATCATTGTTTTTCTTGATTTACCCTTCGTGACTTTTGGTTCAAGAGTTTCTCTCATTGGCTTGACTTCAATCACTGATCTACGAATATTACTGTCTTTATCCTTATATTTAATGAAAAAATCAGGAAAATATCTACGCACACGGTTGGTTGTTGGGTCTAGATAAGGAATCCAGAACTCCTCAGACGCCCATTCAAGTATATTTTCATTCAAATCGCAGTAATTCATGAATTTTCTTTCCCATAAAGACCTATAAATAATATTTTGAGAGTCACCTTTATACTTTTTAGGATTAGAAGGTCGATATATCCCTTTATAGCTCATATATAGTAATAACAACTTAAATTTATTTATCGTGTCAGAGAATAATTTATTCCCAAGAAAGAAAGATATTTTTCAGAAGAGTACGAAGGATGTACAGAATATTGTTGGCCGCCCGTCTATTGATACACAATATCAAGTGATTTTTTCTTTTGGAAATTATCAAAATTGGTTAGAATCCACAGGAAATACCATTGGCAAAAGTAGAACGAATGGATTAGATTTTAGAGAGAAAATGTCAATAATGTGTACTGAAGCAGAATTGCCAGGCACATCTTTTCAAACAAGTCTCGCTGTTGGTCATCATCAAGGTATTCAAGAGGAATTTCCAAATCTTAGAACTTTTCCACCACTTAATTTAACTTTCTATGTTGACGCAGATCACATGATTCTTGAAGTGTTAGAAACATGGATGACTTTTATTAATCCAATTACAAACAACAAAAGAAATTTCAATGCTTTTGGTCGTTTTAATTATCCAGAGGATTATAAAGAAATCATGCATATCACCAAGTTTGAGAGAGATGCATTTCAAAATGATAAATCTAAACTTTCATCATACGAATTTGTTAATGTTTGGCCTACCAACTTAGCATCAATGAGAGTTGCCTATGGTGAGACAAATGTGTTAAGATTAAGTGTACAACTTGCGTATGATCGATTCTTCACAAAATTTAATTATGATGATTCACTCTCAGCTGTAATTAATACAGGGAGTGGATTAGCAAATGACAATTCTGGATATTTAAATACCGTGGCTTCTGAAGCTAATGAGAAGAAAAGACCTTGGTGGTTAAATGTGTACACTTTAGGTGGATTACTTTAAAACACACTATATAAGATACTGAATTAATAAATTATGCCATTACCAACGATTGCAACTCCAACTCATGAGTTGACTTTACCATCAACAGGTAAAAAAATAAAATATAGACCTTTTTTGGTAAAAGAAGAAAAATTATTAATATTAGCACTTGATTCAAAAGATCAAATGGAGATTACCAACTCTGTAAAGGATGTATTGAAAAAATGTGTGCTTACAAGAGCAATAAAAATTGACGATTTACCCACCTTTGACATCGAATACTTATTCTTAAACATTCGTGCAAAATCAGTTGGTGAAGACATTAATTTGGTTGTAACTTGTCCAGATGACAAAGAAACTGAAGTTCCAGTGACGATATATGTTGATGAAATTAAAGTAATAAAGTCAAAAGAACATAAAAAGGATATAACTCTTGATAAAGATATGACTCTTAGAATGAGATATCCATCTTTGAATCAGTTTGTTGAAAATAATTTTGACATAGAAGATAGTCCAGAAACCACAGTTAATAAAACTTTTCAATTAGTGGCAGACTGCATGGAAACTGTCTTTACAAAAGAGGACGCTTGGGATTCAAATGATTATTCTTCAGAAGAGAGAATGCAATTTATAGAACAGTTGAGTTCAAAGCAATTTAAAGAGGTTGAGAAATTTTTTGCAACGATGCCTAAATTATCTCACACTATTGAGGTGACAAATCCAAATACTAAAAAGAAAAGTAGTATTGTTTTGGAGGGTCTGGCTGATTTTTTCGGCTAAGTATTGCAAGAGAGGATTTAGAGGCATATTATCGAATTAATTTCGCCCTCATGCAATACCATAAATATTCATTAACTGAGATTGAAAACATGATGCCTTGGGAGAGAGAAATTTATTTGACTCTCTTACAGGAATATATTGAGGAACAGAAACTAAAACAACAACAACGAGAGGGTGTTGAAAGGTATGGATGAAGAAGAGATTCTCCGTTCGAGTTTAGAACAATCTAACAAAATCGATATTGGTAATTTTTTTGGATCACCGATTGGTGGATTGGCTAATCGTGCCGTATTGCAATCAAATACCAGTTTAAAGGCTTCATCATCAAACCTTAATTTAATTAGAGCTCTACAGACAAGTTTAGAATCACTTAGAAGTGAAATACAACAAATAACAAATTATATTCTTGTTGATAAACAGGAGAGGAGTAAAATATTACAACAAAGAGAATTAGAAGAATTTGAAAGAGAAGACTCTATACAAAAAGGATTAGTAAGACCTGAGAGCGCTCAACCAAGAGGTTTAGAAGATTCTCTACCATTTTTTCCTGAGGCTAGATTTTCTGAAGGATTGACAGCAGGCATGTCAAGTATTGGTGAAAGACAAGGTGTTGCTCAGTTTCAAGAAAGGTTTGTTGAAGGTTCAAGACCCTTTTTCTTTGGTGGTCTTGTGCCTGGCAGTGGTGATGCTGATACTGTTAATGCTAAACTAACGCCTGGTGAATTTGTTGTTCCAAAGAAAACTGTTGAAAATTTTAGTTCTAATTTTTTTAATAATCTAACTGATTCAAAACCAGAAACTAATTCATATAGTTCATCTATACAATATTCTACAAGAGGAAATCCAAAAACAGGAGAGATAGAAGTTGACCCTAATTCTTTAGAGTATCCCTTTATGCTTGAGGGAGCGACTCAACAGTTTTATCAGGATAAGGTTGGAGAATTAGAATCTGAAATTTTTGATGCAAAATTAGAGGCAAAAGTAGGAGGATATAAACCTAATATTTCTCACTTAGAGGAAGAACTTAATATGTATAAGGGAAAATATGACGATACATTAGAGTATGGTACTCGTTATGGTGTTGGGGGTAATAAGGATAATAAGGAGGATGATAAGGAAGGAGGATTCTTTAAGAATTTATTTGGTGGTAAAAATAATGAAAATGTTAAAAAGAGTGATTATTTTGTAAATCCAGAAGATGCTACTAATATGTTAGATGTTCCGACTTATGTTAGGAACAAAGATGGTAAGTTTGTTATAAAAGGTAGTGAAGACAAAAGAGGTTTATTCGGTGCAATAGGTGGAACTATAGATGCCGCTACTGGTAATCTTACAGATTTTGATAGAAGGGGTGGTAAACCATTTGGTTTGATGAGAGGTATCACTGGTTCTATTGATGCCATGACAGGTGGACTGACTGACTTAGATCGTAGAGGTGGAAAACCATTTGGAACTATGAGATTAGCGACTGGTGTGGCTGATGCTATGACAGGGAATTTATTTGATTTTGATAGAAGAGGAAAAGGTGGGAAAGAAAAAAACATATCAGATGTATCAGGTCAACTCACTAGAAAGGATTTTAAAAATGATGAGGACTTTGAATTTTATAAAAATAATTTTGGAGACTTAGAAGATACACAATTACAAAATAAAGTTAATCAACTCCCAATGGAAACCACTGTAAATCCTGATGGATCAATTACAAGTAAAGGATCTGGGACACTCGTTGGAGGTGAATTAGTAAAGCCTGGTGAATCACTAACCCCCATGCAAAGAGCAGCGATGACTATGGGATTACAGATGGGAAATACATATAGTCCAGAGATGATGGAAAAATACAAAAACTCTGGTGGTTCTCCATCTAAAGAAGAATTTGATAAGAGTGTCAGACCAGAGGAGGAGAAATCAAAAAATCTCAAACCAGAACAAACTGTTGGTGAGAGATTTATGAATATGCTCAGAGGAGATAAAAGAGAACAGAGTAGTCAACTTTTATCGAGTGCGCCGAGTTCTAACACTAGTATTTCCTCTGACGATTCTATAAAAACTGCGGCTCAAGGTATAATGCAACCACCTCAAGTTGATCAATCAGAAACAATTGAACTACCACCACAAGTTCAAGGAGATGGTGGCGGTGGCAGTGGCATTCAAGGTGGAATTTCACCATTTAAACCCTCTACACCTGGCTATACAGGATTATCTCCCACTAAAAGTCCAATGACTTTCATTGACGTAATTTCAAATCAATATCTATCGGTGGTGTAAAATGACAATAAACACAAAAAAATTTTTTAATGAGAATGACCCAAGCACTTATCATTTGCCAGTGAAAGACACAAGATTTAATCCAAGTCTAATGGATCGAGTTTACACCAAAACTAGTGGCTCACTCAAAGAGGGTAATTTTGAAATTTCAAGCCGAATGATGGGAGATCAAGAGGTTAAAAATAGATTAAGTAAAACATATGCAGATATGGGTATGGAAATAGAGGGAGGTGGATATCTTCCAAACGTAGGTAAAAAATATGTTGATACTGCCGCTGGCATAGCGGGTGGCATTAAATCATTAAATAAAGATGGTAATCCCTTAGATCAAGTTTTATCTGCATCTGGAATGAACAGAAACGATGCTGCGTTTGCAATTAATTCACAGATAGAAGGCACAGATGCACACTATTTGCAACAAGTCGCTAATTCTATAAATCTAAGTGCAGATCTAGCTAGAGGGAAAACTACCACTGTAATTCAACCTGTGATTAATAATGTGGAAGTGCCAACACCTGTTCCTCAACCAACTCCAGTTCCTGTAAAAGGTAAAACTAACACAGTGTTTCTTGATGCATCAAATAACAACACACTAGCTAAATTAATAAGATAATGGAAAATAGATTTATAATTAAAGATTGCTCATTAATCCCATCAGAGGGTTCTTCTTTAAAAAATACGTTTAACATAGCTGGTGGTAATCCCTCTATATCATATTATGAAAGTATAAGAAGCCCAGCCATATCATTATCATTAAGTTTTATTGATGTTGACCAATTAATAAGTCGTGAGGGTATAACTGGTGGTGAGTATCTATCTTTAAGAATCGGTGTCAAAGGTTATGACAAAGATTTTGAGATAAAACCAGACAAACATTTAATGATGCTTAACTCTGTTAGAGATGTCACAACATCTTCATCTAAACAGGAAGCGACTCTAGAGTTTGTATCTGTTGAATCAATTATTAATGAAACTGCAAGAGTGAATCAAAGATTTACTGGTAATGTTACTGAAACTGTGAAAAGATTATTAAAAGGAAAAAAAGGAATAGAGACAAAGAAAAATTTAGATAGTGATAGAGCATCAAACGCATATTCTTTTGTAGGTAATTTAAAAAGACCTTTTGATACAATTCAATGGTTATGTTCAAAAACTCAATCATCTAAAAACGGATATGGTTTTTTATTTTTTGAAACTCTTGATGGTTATGTTTTTAGATCAATTGAAAATTTACTAGATGAACAAGCAGTTGAATATAAAAAGTCAGAAAAGGTAGAGGGTGACAACGATGATCTTAGAATATTGGAAAATAATTTGAATCAAACAAATGATATTGGTATGGGTTGTAGAATGGGAATGTATGCAAATAAAACAATTTATATTAATCTCGACAATGCAAGTCAAAAAACTGTTGACTTTAGAATTGAAAGTTTGAAATTGAAAAAACCACCAAAATTACCAAACAGATTGGAAAAAAATCCAACTCGATTAATGTTGAGAGTTTTGGATAAAGGTGCGTTACAAAAGGGGTCACAGAAGAAAGAATTACAAAAAGAAAGTGAGCTTGCCATTTACCAAAGTAAGTCTTATGCTAGAAATAATTTAATATTTTCACAATCAATGAGTGTTTCGATTCCATTTAATCCAACTCTCAGAGCTGGACAAATGATGAATCTTAGATTTCCTCTTAGAAAGGGTAATGATCAAGAAACCACTACATATGGAGAGGAATCTGATGATGACGTTAGTGGGAAGTATCTAATATCAGAATTGTCTCACGACATATCAAATAATCAAGCTCATACTCAATTGACATTAATTCGTGATGCATTTACCGCTTAAATAAAAGAAACAGGAGTAATCAAATGAAATCAATCGAAGACCATATGGAACACGATAAGAAAATTATCGATGATCCACAATCTAATCCAGCAGCACGCAGACATGCGAAAGAAGAACTACATGAACTCGAAGAGTATGTAGAACATCATAAAGAAGAAATTGAAGCAGGCGACCATCATGACCCTAATGCTTTAGAATTATTCTGTGACCAACATCCTGATGAACCTGAGTGTCTAATCTATGATGACTAATTAAGATGTATCAACCATCAACTAATTTTTGGGGAAAAGATCCTATGAACTGGTGGATTGGTCAAGTGACTGATCCAGAAAAAGGAAAGTGGAAAGATTCTCTCGAATGCACTCAAGCTGATAATGGAGAAGACATCTATGGTTTTAGATGTCGAGTTCGTATCGTTGGATACCATGACTGTGCAGATGATCTTCCTGATGAGGATTTACCCTTAGCACACATTCTGTTGCCACCAAACACTGCAACCACTGGTGGTTGTGGAGAGACGGTGCAATATCAGGGTGGAGAGGTTGTGGTTGGATTTTTTATGGATGGTGAGGATGCACAACAACCCGTGATATTTGGAACTTTATTTAAACAACCATTTATCCGTGATAATTTAACAACCTCACAATTTAAGGCAAAGAAACAAACTTGTTTTGTTCCTTATACGCCACCAAAAGTAGTTCAAACCTCTGGTAAACAACAACAATTTCAAGAATCACCTTGGCCTCGTGCATTCACGCCTGGTGAACTTGCAAAAAGTATTGCTACAAAACAAAAAGAGGATGCTACAAATATTACTGTTGATGCTTTTAGTCCATGTGAAGACAATGAGATATCAAAGATAAGTAATGCAATAAAAAACTTTACTCGAAAAGCACAAGCACTTCAAGAGTTAAATGAAGCATCAACATATATTGACCCAATTTACGGTGGCATAGTTGATATTGAATCAGAGATACAATTAGCCGCAAATAAGATTCACGATTCAATGACAAAGTTAGTTCGTCGTGGTCGTTCATGGTTAATTCAAGATACTCTTGATAAATTAGATAAAAGAATGGAGGACAGTGTTGATAAATTTAATCAAGTTGTTTTAGGTCAGGCCACGAACGCACTCACAAGTGTGATTTTCTGTAATATCGAAAAAATACAGGATGGATTAGCTGATTACCTATCTAAAAGTCTAGAGAATATGCTTGGACAAGTTTTAGATGTTCCCATTTGTGGTATAGAAAATTTTATGGGTGATATGTTTGGACAGATTAATAACCTCATAGATTCAAGTCTTGGTGGTATGTTTGACCAACTAAACAATATTCAAGGTGGTGGTATTGCACTTCCAAGTGAAACATTTTCAAAAGCGATTAAATTTGCAAATATTCTTACAAACGTTCTTGATTGTGATAAGGCTAATTGTCCTCCAGAACCAACATCATATTCTTCAAAGGGTGGAGTTTCAAAATCAATTGAGGATAGTTTTGAAAATATAATTGACAAAGTTGGTTTGAATCAGAAATTGACTCCACTCTTGGATAAAATTGACGATGCTATTGAGGCGTCACCGTCTAGACCAGATTGTAGCACAAACGTTCTTAAATGTGGCCCACCAAGAGTTGACTTTATTGGAGGTGGTGGACAAGGTGCGAGTGGTAGTGCGATTGTAAATGCTCTCGGACAGATAATTGGTGTTGCCATCAATGGGCCTGGATTTGGATTTGAAGAACCACCTTTACTCTCATTCTTTGATAGTTGTGACAAGGGTTATGGTGCTGGTGGATATCCAGTTATGGGTGAAGTAACTAATCCAAATGGTGATAAATCTCTTGGTGTGGTTGACGTTGTAATTACTGATTCTGGACAAGAGTATCTACCAAATACAACAGAAACAACTCTTAATCCAGACGGAACCTTAACTGATAAAGAAGTAACACCAGATCCAAATGCAAATTATGATGGTGAACAATCATATGTAACATCTCTAAGTGACGTTATTATTGATAATGTTGGATTTGAATACTCAGAGGGTGATACAGCAACAGTTGCCACAGATGATACAATAGGAGAAGCACAAGTTGAGTTAAATATTCAAAATGGTTTTATTGTAGGTGCAACAGTTGTGAATGGTGGCTCTGGATTTACTTCACTTCCAGACATTGTAATAAATAGCGACACTGGAGCTGGTGCTAAATTAAAACCAGTTCTCAAATTCACTAAGATTGAGGATGCAGCTTTATCTGCTGATACGGATGTTCCTTTTGATAGGAATTTACCACAAACAACTGTAATTACAGTAATAGATTGTATCGAGAAATAAAATGTCAAAGTGTCCAAACGATAAAAAAAATCTTGAAAGACAGGTTAAATTAAGATATGCTGTTCAAAGTGGACAAAGTAGCATACATGGTGATACAAACTATGAAATTCAAACACAGGAGGCTCAGTCTTTTGGATTTTATGCTAGCACTGGTCAAGGTGCATCATCGGGAGGTGGGCCTGGCACAGGTAAACATGTCTTATACACGCCTGGTTCTTCAACCGAAGTTCTTGGTGAAGGATTAAAAGTTAGAAAGCCTGGTGATATATCACAACTACCAGCGAAAATCATAAAAGCCAAAAGAGGTGATATGATTTTTGAATGTGAAAATGGTAATATATTATTGAGAGCTAAAAATATATTTGTTGATGCGAATGGTGGTGGTCAAGATGGACAATTTACCGTCAAGGCAGAGAGACTTGCAGACATTGGTGCTCCAGACATTCGACTACAAGGTGAAAAAATTACAGCTAAAGCTACTAAGGACATGACTGTAATTGCTAAGGGTCAGTTTGAACTTAGATATGGATTTATGGTTGCTGCATCGTTTGCTGATGCAAATTTTGGTGCTTTAACAAATAATTTGAAAAGAACACAGTTATCAACACAGAGAAGATTATGAACATTTCCAGATTACAATCAGATAAGTTAATCGTAGGGACAAATGATGTTTCCTACTCTGCACCAGACAACTCTCCCACAGGAACTGCGGTGTTGAATGGCCCTGTTTACGTTGGAAAAACTGGTGCATCGCCAGGTTATGAGGCAGTTTTAAATGTAACATCAAATTCTGCGTCTCAAAACTCCCTTGATACTCAACCAGCTTGTAGTGCAAGTCTAGCAATTAAAGCTGACGGTAATCTAACTGTTGCAGGCGATGGTAAGACTGCTAACGCATTACTTATATCTGGTGGGTCATCTGTGGATACGATTCATGTTGAGGGTGACATGTTTGTGAGTGGTGCAGTTGATTGTGGAAACAAAGGTAGACTTGCCTCTAGATTTGCAACTGCTGATTCAAAACCAAAACCATTTGATTTAGTTCATCCCACAAAAGGTAAAGGTCATCGTCTTCGTCATGCTTGTATTGAAGGCCCCGAAGTTGCAGTTTACTGTCGTGGTAGATTAAAAGAATCTAATGTAATTAATTTACCTGATTACTGGAAGGACTTAGTTCATGAAGATAG